CTGGCTCGGAAACTGGGGCGGGGGCCTCAACAACTGGCTCTGGCTCGGAAACTGGGGCGGGGGCCTCAACAACTGGCTCTGGCTCGGAAACTGGAACGGGGGCCTCAACAACTGGCTCTGGCTCGGAAACTGGGGCGGGGGCCTCAACAACTGGCTCTGGCTCAGGAACCTCGGGCTCGGGAGTGCTGTCTGCAGCACGAGCATTCAAAGCCTCCTCAATAAGTGCATCCATCCGTCTCACTGGGACATTATCCTGCTCAATAATCTCATGGGAAGCACCATCAGAAACCTGTGCCAGAGAAACAGAACCATCCGAGAAACAACTCTTCGCCTGCCCGTCCTCACTCACATACCACCAGAAATCACCATCGTGCTCAGACAGAGGCATCTCTCTCAACTCACCAGTCACCTGGTGACAAGCAAGGTACAAACCGGTATCCTTGTTGAACAAAAACTTATCTTCGAGACTATACTCAACTGAACCACTAGATACAAACAACATTTATATATTAAAACATAAAAATATAAGTCTTAGCCCCCGCGCAACCGAAGAACCAGGTGAAGGGTCGACTCCTTTTGGATATTGTAATCCGCCATGGTCCTCTCATCCTCCAACTGCTTGCCAGCAAAAATCAATCGCTGCTGATCCGGAGGAATACCCTCCTTGTCCTGAATCTTGGCTTTTACATTTGCAATTGTATCTCCAGACTCAATTTCAAGTGTAATTGTCTTGCCAGTCAAAGTCTTGACAAAGATCTGCATCGTGTACCTCTCCAGGTGACAACCTTTTTAACTAGTGTGCGATGCCACCACCCTTCAACGCCATCAACCCAAACGCAATCATTGCAATACCAACATACTGTATAGGTGTATTCAACCTCTCACCAAACACAAAGTACGCTACAAGCGTCTCCAATATGCCAGATATACCATCCCACATCCCATTCACATACGTAACATTACCCACCCTGAGAGACTTTATCAGAAAATATATAATACCCATGTACCCACCTATTCCCGTTGCCCAACTGAGTGGCGTCGGGTGCCGCGCTACCCCTTTAAAACCAAAATCACCAATAATCTCCGTCAGAGACATCAAAGTTATGTCGACGACACTCATTACTCTAGTCTGAGATAAAAACATAGAAACCTTTCTTTCCAGATGAATCTTGTACAGGAAGTTATCGACCTTGTTCGAGAGGCAAGTGAACTCAGAAAGAAACTCAAAGTAATCGCCAACCAAATGGAGTCACTCGTAGGGTCAAAGGTGACTTACTGTGTTCAAGCAGGGAAAAAGAGAAAGTTCTACAGATGCACAGTAGACGCGTGGAACGGTGAGGGATGGGACATCTTCACAGACGACCCAGACGACCCAGAGTACTTTGTGGCAACATTCGACGACTTTGTAGAGGGAAGAATCTGGATCTCAGACAACTAATTTTGTTTTGTAATATAAATGGAAAATTCTGTTGCAGATATCGAACTCGCACGAGAGGGTCACACTGCAATACTCACTGACATGTCATACGCAGCACCAGCACTCTCCACACCAAGACCCTTCGCCGTCTCCTCATATGTAAAGGTTGCTGCACTCCTGTTTGTACTCGTATACGCAATGACAAAGGACCTCAAACTCGCATTCCTTGTATTTATTTCTCAAATTGTACTGTCTAAATTATTAAAGTAAACTATTACCCAATTCAAAACAGAAATTCTCAAGTGCAGGAAATATCTCCTTTTCAAACATCTTCTTGTCCCGCTGTACCTCCATCACATTGACTTCGTCATTGTACTGCTCAACCAACTTGGCCTTGTCCAAATCAAGCATGTCAAGATATACCTGGATCTGAACATTCTCACTCGGGTACACCCGCCGAAACAAACCCTTTGTGCGATTCTTAATTTCAACCAAAATTCGACTCCCGTCTGGAAGCATCTCGATGCGGTCGACCCGGCCTACCACCACATAGTCCCGGTCGTTATATGTTCCGATGTACATACTGTGAAAGGTGTCATCCCTCTCCAAGTCGAGACCACACCGACGAGCAGTCTCATCCTCCTTGCGAATACCATGACCAGTGTACACCTTGCTCCGAAGATGCTCAACCACCTTCACCTTGTCACCTGAATCCAATTTCGAATCAGAATTGATAATCCTCTCAGCACGCTTGAACACACTCTCAACCTCTGCCGAACTCTTCGGCTCAACACCAGCGGCAAGATCAAACACAAGCTGAGCAGTCTCTGTCTTGGACTCACCTGAATCCAATTTCGAATCAGAATTGATAATCCTCTCAGCACGCTTGAACACACTCTCAGCTTCCGCCGAACTCTTCGCCTCAACACCAGAGGCAAGATCAATCACAAGCTGAGCAGTCTCTGACTTGGACACAGCCTCCTCTGCCAACTCCTTTTTGGTTTTAGAAGTAAAATTCTCAGGGGAGTACTTCTTCCACAGGTCGTCAAACACTTCCTGCCGGGACTTGAACTTGTTCTGACCTACAATCGCAGCGACATCACTCGCCTTGATCACGACACGGGGCATCCTAGTTAGAGAATAAACCTCCTCTCTAACTACAATGCTGGCGGTAAAACCTGTTGTCATGTGCAACAACGCATTCAAAGTAAGGAAAATTGTCGTGCAAAAGAGACTCCGGGATGCCATCAATCACGCCAGATACATCTGCAAGGACTATGAAAACTCCAAGGAATGCAGAGCGGCGTGGGACATTGTCGAGGAACTCTCATCCACGGATTACAATTTGAAAATGAAAAACAAAAATAAGAAACCACTCCTCGCAGATGATGACGACTGGGAAGAAATCTCGTCAAAGCTATACGACATCTGACGCCCAGTGAACACGACGACGGGCACTTTTCTTTTTTAAAGTAAGACGAATCAAGTTTGCCGCTTTTTGACCATGTTTTACACTCTTCGCCGGGGATGGTGTCATCGGACTCGTGCCAACATTCTTTTTATTTGCAGACCTTGAATTCTTTTCAACTTTGTTATTAATAATATCAATCAATTTCTCAACACTAGCAGTCTGTTTCTTTGTAGGAATTGTAGGAATAACATGAGGTGTCTTTGCTTTTATCATCCTCAGTTTTTTCAGTTTCTCTAAAAGAGAATTCATAATTGATTCATGCTTCTTCTGCTCAGCCAATTCCAATTTTTTAATTTTGAGTTTCTTTGTAGTGGATAAAGGAGATGAAGAGCTCGGCATTTCTAAATACAACTTTTGCATGACACCACGATGTCTCTCAATTTCTTTTCTCATTTCAAGTTTAATTTGAATCTCTTCTATACTCTCATCATTCTTTACACCCAAATTTATTGGAGGTGTCTTCACCTTGACGGCAGTCACTTGAGAAACTTGCTGAACTTTGGGAATTTCTGAAATCTTGTTTCTAATACTGGCCGTCTTGTTCCTCTCTATCTTTGCAAGTTGATGTATAATATCCTGTGTCGTCTTTATTTTTTCAGGGTTATTTGTTTTTGAAAGTAGTTTAGAATAACCAGTTGCCCAATTCACCGCACGAATTACAGAATACTTTCCGCCACTCTGCCACACAAGAGCACACAACTGAGTAAACATTGTAACCAAATTATAAAATCCACTGAATGTTATTTTTACCCCCTTTTCACCAGCTGCTAAAATACCATTTGCAAGTTTGAAAAATAATTTTGTACTTTGAACAGAAAGCTCACCCTTTGACATTTTGTCTATAAAATACATTGTAGTAAGTACCATAACTGTGTACGGAGCAGCTCCGGCCATCTTTAAAATATTAACAACAACTCCTGTTACACCAGATCGTATTTCTTGTGGTACACCTGTTATCATTGAGTTCAGAATATATGATATAAAATCGACAAACTTCATACCACTGTTTTGAACTAGTTTTTGTAAATTGCGAACCATTCCAAGATAGTGTCTTTTTTGGACAGCGTTTACTGCTACTCCTCCTGTTTGAAATGTCAAAGTACTAGCTCCTTCTAAAACTTTGTGTCCTCTTGATGTTGAGAAAAACTGGAGACCTACAGCAGTTAAAGCTCCGGGGAGTAAAAAACCTTGTAGTTTAAGCGGCAGTGCTGGTGCTGCAGCCATCTCTTAGTCTACTCCTAGATAAAAACCTGGACTCCTGTATGCACATGGAGAACCATCAGCGCGTCGTTGATCTTGCCCTGAGCTTTGACGCGGTGATTTTCGGGGGGTACATCCGGGATGTCGTCATCTGTAAAGAGAACAGATATAACGACATCGACATCCTGTGGTCAAACACAGTACAGAACTCGATGGAGACCTTCGTAAGGGTACTCCGCCTCGAGCCCTGGGTCAAAACCCTGACATCATCACGAAAGAAGAGTGATAGATACGGCCAAAATATGAATACAGTAGAGAAGATTGTCATAAACGACACTCTCAACCTGGACTGTGTCATCTACCCGGGGACATTCACATCCTGGCTGAACGATAGGGACTGCGACTTTACCTGCAACATCTTCTACAAGTCCAGAACAACAAACCTCTGCATACGCTACATCCCAGAGTCCATGAAATTCTCACCAAACCCCTTCGAGGAGTGTTTTGAACTCACAAGACAGAAAAAGTTCAAAACAATACTCACCAAGACGAGCGACAGATACTGGGCAAGAGCGTGCGCAAGAGCACTCAACCTCGTCAAGAAAGGATGGATTGTAGAAGGCAAGATTATACCGGAAGAGTACGATTCCTGCATATCAGGATCATTCAGGAGCGTAGGAGCAAACATCAAGTTAATTCACAGGATTATGAATGAAAGAGCCCTAGACATCATCGCCCCAAGAATTACAGAATCATGCAAGGAACGAGTCAGGAGAAACCTATTCGAAGACTCAGAGCTTTCCGGAACGAGCGACGATGAGTCCACCGGTCAAACCTCCGAGCAAGAGTCCCGTACCAATTAAGACAACTTGTATAAATGAAATAATGTACATCAATCGAGCTTGTGGACCCGCAGAACACGAACACTCACGCTTGCGCAAGTCTACAAAATAACTCAAAGATATACCCGCATACACAACTGTAGCAAGAGACATTAATGGCCCCAACACGAAAAAAATCTTATCAAGCCCGCGAAACACAAATTGAGACAAAAATATAAAGAGGGTGTACCCTATTGAAATCATCAAAAAGGTTCTAATGTATTTTAACCTCCACTCCTCCGCACACTTGCATCCGTACTTGTGCAAATTATTAATCCATCGAAGAGCAGCCAACATAAAAAGTATATTTATAAAACCGAAAATTGCCAGTATAGCTCTTTTCATTTCTATAATCTGCGAAAAAAAACGAGGGGTCTTAAAAGCAGTGCCCCCTGTGTAGGTATGTCCGTACAGGATCTCGCAGAGACCCTACGCAAAATCGAATTTGAATCCATGATTGAAGAGGTGCCTGGAACCCTAAACTGGGGTGACATCACTGAAAGACACAAGTACATCCAAGACGCAGATTATATGGCACCTATTGTACTCATCGACGAAAACGGAAACAGAAACATAGACGCTGAATACTATCTTAAAAACAACGGATTTAACATCATCTGTCTCGAGAATGACGGGTTTGGGTGGCTCGTGGGTGGTATTCTAACTGAAAAGGGTATCATCGCATACGGCTGACACAAGACCACTTAAAAAAGCGAGGTCCTTGTACTGTAGAAATGACCATCCAGAAACTCATCGAAAAGGAGAATGCAGTCAAGAATCACCTCAAGGAGGTGCGCCAGGACCTCAAGGAGGCTATCGAAACCTCAGACTATTACAAGAATGTACTCGAGGAGACACTCAACAGTGAATACAAACCAACCGAAAAGGTGGCCAAGGCACACGCTATGAAGGTGGCCACCGAACACTTTTCACCAAATAAAACCGAAGAGTAATATAAGATGCCCCACGGTGAAGAATCATGGACAACCGAAGAAGAACTATTTTTAACAAACCTAGAAAAACAATGTAATGACTACTACAAACATAATGTTCAAGAATACACTTATTACAACGGGATGTCTTCAAAATTCAATATACCTATACTTGTCGTGTCTGCGCTAAACGCTCTCTGCGCAATTGCCCTAAACGACTTTTTGTCTCAGAAATTTGTGAGTATACTAAACGCAATCCTTTCAGCAGGTACAGGTATCCTCGGATCAATACAACTCTACATGAAACTAAATGAGAAAATGACAAACTCACTCAGAGCCTCTATAAACTTTAAAAAACTTGCTCTCAAAATTTCAAAGGAACTCACAATTGCAAGAAAAGACAGAACAACAGAAGGACAAACATTCCTGGCAGATTGCTTTTCTGAATTTAATACAGTTTTAGAACAAGGGAACCCAATTGAAGTAAAGATTAGAAATCACATGGCATACCTCACAGAAAGTGTAGAAAAGGAACCTTCAACCCCATTACGGCGTGTTGCCGACAGATTTATAAAATTAGCCAAGTCTGTCACCCCATCCGCAGGGTCAGTCAACTCCTTCGAGGATTTCAGAAAAACTTCAATGGACGAATTGAGAAAGAATAATGTACTCCGGATGGTTGGTACAAATATGGGGTCAGGGGGCGGAACACCAGAGTCAGAGCCTTAAAAATAAAGTGTACTGAAAGAGTAAGTAGAGATGGACCGCACACTCAAGCGGACATGCATCACAGTAAGGAGAGCCTCGAGACACCCACTCATCCAAAGGTCTTTACGATCCTCAACCCTGATGCGCAAACACATCATACGAAGTGCAGCCCTCTCATTCATCCCAGCAACCCTAAACGACCTAGTCATCCATCACGCCCAATTCACACCCGAAGAGGTCCTTCACACAGCGACAGACACAATATCAGTCGGAACAATGAATGCTATTCTAGCCATTTTAACTATAGTATCAAAGACTTTGTAACATGTACTTCACTTTCAAATCCGGATAAATAATGTCAAACGACACCCGCAAGTTTCCGCCATTGAACCCCTTGCCTTTGACGGTATAGTCTTTCCTTGGATCCAACACGCCCCAATCACCCGTGTTGATTTCAAGAGGTCCATCAAAGTGTGGGCAAGTGATGTGCGCACCAGTCACAGAACTCTCAAACGAAAGCCTGACAGGCCATATCAAGTCATCACCCTGACGCATAAATTCAGGGTGGTCCTTGATGCGAATAGTCACCACCAAATCTCCGGGCTCTTCGCCACTCGGCTTTTGAACCTGCTCACCCAAACCACGCATAACAATCTGATGCCCATCACGAACCCCCGGATCTATTTTAATCTCTAAATTCAACTTTTCAAACTTTTGCTTTTTAAAGTCACACTCCTTGCACCCAGATGAAGTCTTGCCCGCCCCAAGACAAAAACCACACCCCTGAATAATATTCTGAACAAAAGGACCCATCTGAATTTGTTTTTGAATTTTACCAACACCATTGCATTCCTTGCAGGTTTTCATACACTGAAAACACATGCGTTGTAGGGTGATGTGCAGATTCTTCGTAAATCCTCGGTACGCATCTTCGAGTGAAATCTTCAACTCGTGCTCATGATTGGATCGACGCACAGGACCTTGGAATCCTCCGAAACCCCCGTTCCCAAACATCTGGGAAAATATGTCCCCAGGGAAACCACCCGGGAACCCTTGAGGACCCTGTGGACCATTCGCGTCGCCAAACTGATCAAAGTTCTGCCTCTTCTGGGGGTCCGACAATATCTCGTATGCATTCGTAATCTCTTTAAACTTCTCGGAATTTCCCCCTTTGTCGGGATGGTGCTGCATGGCAAGCTTCCTGTACGCCTTTTTAATTTCGTCCGGCGAAGCATCCTTAGAAACACCAAGGACATCGTACATTCTTTTTTTAGAGTATTTATGTTTTAAATAAAATTACCGCATACAAGTAGATGGATTCAGAGAGTTTGAGAAACGAATTGTTGACAAGTCAATGGTCTGGATTTGCAGCAGACACACTCACCATACCAAAAGTAAATTGCACAACCACACTCAATGTGAATGGGCAATTAACTATTAATTCGACAGCTGCTTGTGCTTGGATTGAACTTGCGACCCCAGTGTATACAGAGTTTTCGTGGACAGGATCTCAGACGTTTGCAGTGAGTCTAAATGCAGCAGTCCCGGCAACTGCACGTGCTATACTATGCGATGTTTTTGTAACAGCCTCGACAAACGATCACCAGAATATTTGTCTAAGTCGCTCAGCGGCCGAATATGTCAAGAATTGGGTAGACCCTCGAGGATTACAACCATCTACACAATTTGGAGCAAACCCACCTTCAACCAATCACACAGTACGACTAACATACTATGGTGAAGCTGATGGATTTACTTCAAATTATGGTATATGGTATTCTTCACAATATGTGCCATGTGCGTCTCGGCAAATTTACTTTGGAAATAATGGAAATTCCGGGAGTAACGGGTGGGTCTACATGGTTATCCGTGCGTATACTCTTTGAGCGCATCCTCATAAGTCATCTCCGGTTTGTTGTGTTTTCTATTGACTGCATTGTGCAGTTCCCAAGACCACCTGAAAAGGACCATTGACTCTTTTCGATCAATAGTATCAAGCTTTTTCAGATGCTCTTCATACAGTGCTTGACACCTGTGACAAGGTATGACTGGTCCAAGTGAATTTAAATTTGAAATTATTTGTGAAACATAAGGCTCGTTATTCTCAAAATCTATAACACAAATTGTATGTATAAATTTCCAGAGGAGTGGACCCCAGTGTTCCTTTGCACGAGCCATATACTTTTAGCGACCATAAAGTTCAAACCTCATCGTACGGTTAAGTCCTGTAGTGGAGTTACAACACCCAATCGTGTCACCTGCACTATAACTATTGTATGACATCCCTATCCCACCCTGAACATCTATGCTCAAGAAATCATTTTCGTTGTTCCACAGGTACCCAAATCGAACAGGTGCACTTGCCGACACATGGGACCCGCCACCAATCACAAAACGCCTCGCACCCGCTTGTTGTGACCAATACGCTGTGTTGAACCCTGGATATGTGAGTGGATCTGAATACACAGGGGTATCGCGTGAACCAGCAGTTCCGAAACCAGTGATACCAGTTGCTCTCCCATCAGATGTTACATTGTAGTAATTTGGAACATACCACGACCAGTCTTCTGTTTGTGCTATGCTTCCGCCTGTTGAGGGTGTAAGATCTGGCCAGAGGGCAAGCACATCTAAACACGGGTAATAGTTGAATGAATGGTACTTTGCATCTGCGTCATTTCGAGTGAGGTCTGTTGGGTTTAGGGTGTTTGTTGTCGTCCAGTAATTTGAACTAAAATTGAAAGTTGTACCACGGGTCCCCTTCATAAGCATCATCCACCCTCCACCTGCCCACTTGCTGTCCATCAAGCAGTACACCTGTGTTGCTCCGACGGTTGGGAGGTTTATCCAGTAAGATCCATTTACTTGTGTGCCAGTGAGGTATTTGATGTACATGGCACTTGGGGCGGCTCTGGCAGATGTCGACCCGTCGAGCGTGGAGAGTGTGCTTCGAATATAGTATTCAATACGAGCCGAACGATTAATTCCAGTTTGAGTCTGGCAGCACCCAAACCAATCACCTGCAGAGTAATGTGCTGTAGCAGATGAATAGGGCCACACAAGGTCCATCCCTATCCCACCACTCACATCATTAGACCCCCAATCAGTTTCATTATTAAAAGCAAACCCCCATCTCACAGGTGCCCATGATGTAGTTGTAAAGTTAAAGCCATAAAACTTGTTACCATCTTCTGTACTAATCACATTCCCAAGTGCAGCTGCACGTCTTGCATCAGAACTCAAACTTACATTTCCAACTGTATTAAAGAAGTTAATTGGTGTGATGGCTGTTCCGCCATTTATGTTTGTCGCGAGCCAACACCATTTGCCTTCGTTTGGAATCAACAAGTCTCCACCTGTCGAAAAGCTACCATAATTATAAGGAACATCCGGCCACAAAGCCATAAAGTCGTTTGCAGGAAAATAATTCATACAATCATATTTTGCATCTGAATTGTTCCTTGTGAGATCTGTTGGGTTGAGTGTCGTCACTGATGTCCAGTGAGTTGAGGCGTAGTTAAATGTTGTTCCCGTGGTTGCTTTGAGGGCAAGCATCCACCCACCACCCGCCACAGAAGAGTCCATAATACAGTATGTTTGCGTTGGTCCAACGGTCGGGAGGTTGATCCAGTACACACCATTTGTATTTGTGCCAGTCAGATTTTTGATGTATGTTGCACTCGGTGCAGCCTGGGCCGAAGTTGACCCATCAAGGGGCAGTGTTGGGGTTGGTACAGCTGTTGGGTTTGTTGTTGTTAGAGTAGCAGTCCCCGACCCTGTAAACAAAGCAGGCCCTAGTGATGACAAATTTTGAAAAAGAGTTGTCATCTATCTTAGATAAACTTTTAAAACTTTTATAAACAAGAATGCCCTCAGGATCCATGGTGAACATCCTGTGGGGAATTTCATTTGAAGAATCATACAAAGTTCAAAAAGGTGACAAGATAAAGGTGAATGGGGACATCCGGGTCATCCAACACAAAGAGGACTCTGTCGTGTATGTAGACCCCTTTGGTGCAATAAACGGGTCGTCGACAGATGTGCATGTTAATTTTCTTTCAAAATAGAAGATGGAGAGTGTCGAGTACATCTATGTCGACTCCCGAACAAGAGACTCCAACCTCTTCCCATATGGTAACACATTCTCAGTCTACCTCACAAACCCCCTAAAAAATATAAGCAAGATTGACCTCATATCTGCAAAAATACCAAACACAGTGTATAACCTCAACTTTGGGTCTAATGTTCTGAACTTTGGGGGGACCTCCAACCTCAGTCTCACACCCAGTTTCTTTTCAGCCTCCACTTTAGCATCTGAAATTACAAATACAGGGAGACTCCCGAGTGGTCTGGCTGTCTACTACAGCACAAACGAAGGAAAGTACATATTCTACTCGGCAAGCTCATTCACCATGAATGTAACCACCACAGAAATGGCCCTACTCACCGGTATGCCATACGGAGTCGTCCAAACAGCTACAGGACCAGTCGCCAGCACAGACCTCGTATACGGCGCAAACTCAACACTCACGGGCAAATACTATCTGAAATCCTCAAATGTGGCCGACTTTAGCACAAACGAAATGCTCTTCCTCGACATTGAGGAATTTAGAAATCAAAAACTAAATTTAGGATCAAAAGTCACTGGCAACACATTCATCAACACACTCGCGTCACACGCCTTTGGCCCAGTCACACTCGATGTAATATCAGGATCAATAAAGACATTCAAAGAGAATAACGACTACACACTCAGCGTGGATTTCCCACAGGTGGTTAACAAACTCTCCAGACTCACAGTCAACTGGAGAGACATAAACGGAAACCTCGTCAACTTTAACGGCGCAAACAACAACTCATTCATGCTCAGAGTCACCCGAACAGATGTCCCGCCAAACAAAGACAGGGAACTCGGACTCCCACCACCCGTCCCGTGGAACGATTTTTCAAAATTCTACAATCCAAAATATATCATCGGGTTTGCACTCGCGGTTGGCATCCTCCTCATCCTCCTCACCAAGAAACCACCTGTTAAAGCCTAGCCAAGCAGTAACATCAATGGAAGAGGCGGCGCTCGAAGAGAAAACCCTTGTGGTACTAAAAACAATCGGTGTAAAGGATAATGTTCCAGATATGCCGTTACAAGTTCTGAAGGATATTTCAGTCGAGGAACTGGAACAGGCTAAAAATGATGTTCTTACTCTTTGGTCAAAGAATTTAAAACCAAAAGGAGCAGAGCAGCCCAGTAACCAACGACTTCATTGGCTGGCTGTTTTATACCTAAATTTGGGAAAGCCGGTGGATGAAACATATGTCCTTAAGTATTCTCCGGGAAAGTCGTGTCAACTACGGCACCTTGCAGCACAAGACGGTTTTAATATGTACAAGGGTGGTGACAAGTATAAAGATCAAAAGGTGCCCGAGAGTCATTTCTTATTGGCAGATCTTGAAAATATTTATCCCGGCTTTATACCCGGAAGGAGAGATATCGCGTTTTCAGATGAAATCTGGACTCATAAGAAAAAGGCTGGTAAAAACCAGTGCGCAGCTTGCCGTGATGGCGAGGGCAAACCTTCGAGATGGAACCCCTACAAAAACTGTAAACTTCATCAAAGTCACAAGAATCCACTCCTACCTCTCACCGCAGACAACTCTATTCCACTGTGCGAAGATTGCAACAAAAAGTGCAAGGACAAGTATATTTTGGATGATAACGGTGGAGTTGTTACATATCATCGCGAAGGGCTTTTATCCTTCTATCATATATTGAAATGTATTCCTTGTTAATTTCAAACCCAATAAAGTGCCTCTTCTCCTGTACACAAGAAACCGCCGTCGTCCCACTCCCCATAAACGGATCCAACACAACCGCACCCTCACGCGTAAATAATTTTACCAATTGTGAAATTAACTGAACAGGCTTGACTGAGAGGTGCGTGTTAAACTCCCCCTTCTCCTCCTTTTTTGGTTTTGAAATCAAAAAGACTTGCATGCCCTCTATGTCCTCCGTCGTCATGATATTCGATGGAAAACCCCCGGCAACCTTCGTCTCCTCACCGGTATACATCAACCCAGTCCCGTACTTTTCAAAATTGTCAATGTACCGGCCCTCAATAGGCTTGACCGCCAAACACATCGGCTCAATTGCAGGCTTCAATTGAGGTGTCTTCCAGTTTTCACACAACTTCTTTAAATTCTCTTTTTCTTGCAAATTTCTTGATTTGTCGTTTTCTATTATGTGGTTTTGCGAAAATGCTTTCACCTGTGATTGTGTGTATACCCACCCGAGCATGTCACGAATCTCGAAGCCAGCATCCTCCACGGCACCCGCCATAGAGTGGTACAACCGGGGACTGCTAAACGAGACGAAAGCACCCCCGGGCTTCAGCACCCTGTACACCTCTTTTGCAATTTTAGAGTAAAATTCCTTAAACTTGACCGACTGTGACCTGTCAAACTTCATACCCTTGGGAAGATTCCCAACCATAGACGAAGACCCCCGGTCGTCTAGCTTACGCTTGTTCCACTCAGAACCGAGACCATCCAAAAAGTATGGAGGATCCGTGCAAACCATATCCACACTGTTGTCTTTAATTTTAACCAGGAATTCAAGACAGTCTCCGTGCGTCACCTTGTCGAGAAAGCCCTCCATACAATCAAGGTACATCTTTTCTCTATGTAGATAGTATGAGCCCGAGACACCCCAGACACACTTTTGTGACGAGGTCGTGGCCGGAAAGGTACTTTTCAGGCCTCTCCAAGTCTATGAGATTTCTCCGGGAAAAGGAACTTTTAAAACGAAGAAGTACACCTTACTCAAAACTAGGGCTCTCAACTTCAAACAAGGGAGGAACCAGAAAAAAGTCAAAGTGGACACAGAGGTTCCACGAAGTCTACCCGACCCTCAAATTCAACAAGAATTTAATAAGTAAAAGGACCGGTATTCCCAGAAAGAGTCTGGACACGGTGTACAACAGGGGACTCAAGGCGTGGAAAACAGGAGGGAGCAGAGTGGGGGCAACCGCGGCACAGTGGGCAGTCGCTAGGGTATACAAATTTGTACTCGTCTCGAAAAGAAAGGTGCCCAAGTCTTGGTACGCGACACGATTCGACCCCGACAACAACCTCCGTGTTAAAGGAAAGAAACCCTGAATAGGTATGTACCCTATTGTTCGTTGCGGCGCAAGCCGCCAGTGTCCCGTATGAAGTTGAAAACGATTGCCACTACTGCGCAGAGAGGCGTATGATTAAAGCTCTCAAATTAGAAGCTCAGAGGGAGGGGATACACAGGGCGTGCTTTTCAGCCTGGGTACACAGGAAATACGGAGACCTCGTGATTCAGAGAGTACTACACGACGGAACACTGGGAACATCTTTCCCGTGTGTGGTTTGCAGAAAGGTTCTAGACAAAAACCTTATCCAGTGGAAAGCACATATAGGTTCAAGATGGATAAAGAGCACAGACGAAGACTTGCCAAAATCTCGGCCGACTCAGAAGCAAAAATATAAACTTGGGTTTAATTAATGAAGATAGCGAGAGACCTCATCACTCTTGCTCTTGCAGTCGCAATTGCTACTGTCACCCTCGTCTTGATCCCTTACCCCCAGACTTCAGGGTACGGTTCCATGCCACCCACACTCTCACAGGGGCAAATTGACAATTCAGAAGACAAATCACTCATAGCAGTTGGTTTGTTATCTAAAAAGTCAGTTATGGATGGTCCTTCGACTGATTTGAAGCCCTCCAAGCCCACCCCAACTGTTCCAGAACACGTGACACCCCCAGCACCAGAGGTCAAGGCGCCACCACCAACAACCACAGATTCAAGCGCAGGTGCACCCAAGCCATCCGTGCCCCAGTCAACAGACATGTCATCCATTCCACCTGCACCCCCTCAGCCCCCGTCATCTATGCCGTCGCCTATGCCCCCAAGCTCAGGACCACAGCCATCCACTACAGACTCCTCAACAATGTCAACGGTGAAGCCACCAGTGTCAGCAGGGCCTCCCCCAGGGATGCCAACCCCATCACCTCCCCCCAGTAAATAAACAAACAGGCTCACGCTTGTCCAAATACATGTTCCATTCTCCAACCCTCGGAGTATCACACTCAATAACAGCACCACTATCAAACTCAACTAACCAGTTATTCTTCTCTTTTAAAAATTCACTGGACATTACTTTTCTTGTTTTTTTTAGTTTTGAAATTGCTTCGTCAAGTGTTTGTGCGCTTACACGAGTTCCATTTTCAAAAGTAAAAGTCTTTTTGCGCGTGGAGCAGCAGCCCATCATTTCGCCTTGCGTATTATACCTAGCGTGCTCTCTAACTTGGATTTGGACCTCTCAAGAGGCTTTTGTCGCTTGAGCCTGAGATTTTCACCCTTCACTTCAGTATCCTCAATAGCCTTCATCTTTGTGCCACTGTTCCCGGATGCTTTAGCTACAAGCTGACTCTCCTTCGACTCGAGCAGATGATAAATCTGAATATCATTCGGGAAAAAGATGGACGGGGGAGGTGCGCCAAAACACGCCCGGAACTCCTCGATTGTCATTTTTCCTCCAAATTTCTTGAGGGTTTCGCGCTTCGGGGCGGCAAACAGAGGGACATACTTGCCAAGTGCATTCAGACGCATCATGGCTATAAAACTGGCAATTTCAGCCCAACGAGCAGTCTTCATATCCTTTGCATACGCCTTGGCACACTCCCAAGAGCAAAAGTTGCCAATTGTTGTGAAGCGCTTCAACATGTCATCGTACTTTACAGGAAGATGAATACAAGGAAGGTGAGGTAATTCATATGTACACCACCAACAAACAAGTCCGTCCTCATTCTCTTTCATTTCAACATCGTGCTGGACCGGAGGTTTCTCCCTTTTCAAAAGCCACTTTGGTGTCTCCATTACTACTTAAAAATCTACTCGTCTTTATTAGTAGAAGATGTTGTTGTCAATTGATTGTGGAATTAAAAACTTGGCCATGTGTCTCATCGACCCGACAACTAAGAAAATTCACGAGTGGGATTGCTCTGGTGTTCCCCCTATGCACGCAGGTGGTGTTTTTCCGTGCCTCGTGAAACACCTGGACGACCGGCCTTGGATTTTAAACTCAAAAACAGTCATCATCGAGAAACAACCAGACAGGAACAGGTCAATCAAGGCGGTTGAAAACCTCCTCCACACCTACTTCCTAATCCACAAAAAGGAGGTGATCATATACGACGCCCGCCACAAGATTCCAGATGTTGTCGGCGCAGGAAAGGCCAAGTACGCCCAGCGTAAAAAGGTCTCAATCGAGAGAGCAAGAAAATTCCTCGACGCCTCGGCAATCAACAAAAACTGGATTCCAATATTTGACAAGTCAAAGAAAAAGGATGACTTGGCAGACACCGTCATGCAGGCCCTGTCTTTTATCGACAGAGTACCAACAAAGGCAGAAGAATCCAAACCTAAAAAGATGGTCCCGAGAAAACCAACGGAAAACCAAACCAGAACCAAGTACTCCAAGGCGAATCTCGCTTACATCGTGAAATCAGGAGGCAAGCAGGATGCGCGGTTCAAAAAGGACCTCGGTCGGTACTACCTAGACTTGTCCGAACTCATGAAAGAATTTAATATTTAGTAAAAATATATGGAAGCCTCCCAACCCAGCTCCAAGAGAAAGTACATAATAGGAGGTGTCATATTTGTTATTATAATTGCTATAATCCTAGGTGTTGTTTTCGGGAGAAAGAAAAATTCTGATGACTCTTCAACTCCTGAAACCACGACGACACCAGCAACCTCTAATACAACCCCCGCAACCACCACAACCCCTGCGACTCCGGCGACTCCTGCGACTCCAGCAGCCACCACAACTCCCTCGACACCAGCTCCAGCTGCTCACTCAGGAACAGGGACACAGGGACCTCTTTTAGGTGGGGGTGGTGGCGCCCCTTATGACATGAGCTGCCCAGACGGTAAGATTATGACAAACATAAGTGGCCGGGGCGGATGGTGGATCGATCAACTCAAAGGAAAGTGTGAGGATGGTTCACAAAAGGGACCCGTCGGTGGCCAGGGAGGAGGTCCAGTGGATACACAGGACTGCCCCCAAGGATACACAGGTGTTGACTTTTCATACGGCCAGTTTATGGGCAAACTTACACCCAAGTGCCAAGGGACACCAATCTCTACACCCATCGGAGGAGGACTGGGATCAGGGGCGGGAACAGTAGGAACTTACGATTGCCCTAGTGGTCAAGTTGTCACCGGAATTACAGGAAAGGCAGGAAGCTATGTCGACAGCGCCCAAATTACTTGTAAATAAAGTATAGGATGAATGGATTTCAAAAATTCATATTTGCGGTTATTATATTTATAGTATGCGCATATTCTTACTATGTTTTTAGTGGGGGAATTTCAACCACATCCACCCCTGTAGCCACGACAACTCCGGCCGCCACCACATCCACCCCTGTAACCACGACAACTCCGACAGCCACGGCAACTCCGACAGCCACGACAACTCCGACAGCCACCACAACCCCGGCAGCTACTGCGAGGCCGGCAGCCACAGTGACACCACCACCCGTAGTGACACCGCCACCTCAGCCAGTAAATTGTGTAGGTGCTTGGAGTGCGTGTTCCAGAACATGTGGAGGCCTAGGTCAACAGTTGTACAACATCACAACCCCTGCAGAAAATGGGGGTACGAATTGTGAAGCTGCAAGTGGTTCTAAAAAGGATTGTATGACACCGGGATGCCCGAATGAAACTATTTGTAGTAACGATTCTGAGTGTATTTCGGGGTACTGCGAAACTTCCGGTGATAACTATAGATGTAAAACAAGACCCCCTCCACCTCAACAAACTGTGCAAGTCGCAGGAATACAAATTAGTGTCCCTCAACAACAAGCCCCGGCGGAACAATCTTGTGACTGTAGTATGGGACAACAGGCATATAATGCAGCGGGCTGTGGCCACTATAATAAAGATTGCTAATTACACTTTTACAGAATCACACGCTTCTGATGGCCCACACGAATCTTGGTGTCAATGTGCACGGGGTGTCCGGCGTCCCACAGAGCCTTGCAGAAAGCCACATCCTCCGAGTTAAAGTCCACAATATCATCAGTAATATTCTCCAAACCGGAGTAGAACCAGGGGTACTTGAGGTCCTCAATTACACCCTTCTTGATGAGCATCCAGCCCATGCCAGTATAGGCCACTTGCATATACTGAGGTGAACCGATGACATCATCCGGACGAAGGAACTTGAATGTTCCTTTCTTGGCGAAAAACTCCTTGTTCCACTCCTTGACAGTGGCAAAGTGCTGCAGGTCCTCCATCATATACATACCGGCAGTCACATCGTGGGGAGAGTCCAATAGGGCAAAAAAGTCCTCGGGCTTGAACACGACATCCGAATCGATCCACATGATTGCATCGTAGTCCATCTCACCCTGGAAAGGCTTCTGATTCTTGCCCTTCAGAACATCCCCGCCGAGACACTTGGCACGGGCGAAATGCACCACGGATGAGTACTGCTGAGAAATCATCACCTGATGACCCTTCTGAGCAGCTTGCATCAAGAGGTCAGACCAGCACAACAGAAACTCGCGCGAGTAGTCACGGCCCGGCATACAAAAGACAACCTTCATCTTATAATCTAACAGTGCACCAAGTCTTTAAAATAAAATACTCCGTACTAGTAATGAAGTTTAGCCTTAAGAATGCCGTTGCAATTGGTCTTGTCCTTGCCATCCTCTATCTCCTTTTCATGAGGAGATCAAGTGGTCTGGACTCAAAGCCCCCAGCAAACTGTGACCCAGAGCCCGTCGATGCCAAGATTGCTTGTGTAACAGCTAAACCCAAGTTCCCCCTCGCAGGAGACATGATTAACAACGGAACACAAAAGTACTGCTGCAAGTCTTCATAAATATTATTTTATGAGTAAGTATAAATGGGAGGAAACAAGTCGAAGAGCTCGACCAGCCAAGTGAACGAATTTATGAATCAAACTACAAATTCTTTTGTGAGTGAAAATTCACAGAAAGTTCAGGCCAGTGCACTCAATGTAAACAGACTGTCATTCCCAAGAGCAAGTTTCAAGGGGTGCCGTGTGTCTATCAATCAATCCATCGACTCGGATGTAGTTGCAACCGGACAAATGAATTCTCAAAATATTCAGGATCTGACGACTAAATTAAAGGATTCTGCAAGCAGTGCCATCGACACAGCCGCCTCACAAAAGAATGGTTTCTTAGCACCCGCAATTGCAAACAGCTCAACCGCCACTACAGACCTCAAAAACAAGGTTACAAATATAATCCAAAATACAATGTCTTCAAAGTCTGTCCAAGATATTTTCGCACACGCAAATAACCAAAATATAGGAGATTATTCTGATTTGGTCTATGAATGTGATCCGCAGTACAAGAGCCCCGGCAAGTGTGGACCAAGTGACACCACCGGATGTGACTTTGTTGTTGACCAAAACATCAAGTCAAAGGTGGTGGCCAAGGGTGTTGCCGACGCCATCACAAAGGCCCTTAGCAATGTCATTACAGACAGCACAACAACTTCAAATATTACAACAAGTTCAACTGTGACAAACCAAGGAGCTAATGATTTATTAGATTCTTACTTTGGGGGTCTTGCAAAGCTTTTCGGTGTTGGTGCGCAGGTTGCTGCGATGATTGCATGTGTCATCTGTGTCGCAATTTGTGCCGTCTTGTACTTTTTGCTCAGCCCTGCCGGTCAAAATGTTTCAAAACAACTCGGAGGTGCCGCAGCTTCAAAACTCGGCGGAAAATTCCCAATTTAACGAGCCATCATGGCCAATAACATAGGATCTATACCCTGAGGCTTACTACTTCCACCAAACAAAAACGCAAGACAACATAAAATTATAATTATTATACATCCAATCAGTGCATATTGTTTTTGTGGTGTCGGAGCATACTGATCCACAAGTGCAAATTTACCCGCCGGAATTGGAGTGTTTGAATCAGGGGTGGCGTTTGTTATTGTTGGAGCAGCTGCCGGTGTAGCAGCCGGTGTCGAGGCTGCCGGTGCAGACCCCCCGGAAGCAGCAGGTGTGGAGGCTGCAGGAGTTGAAGCGGCGGGAGCAGGACCAGAAGCAGGGGCAGGAGCAGCTACTCCTGTGATATTCACTGTATTCTTACACGAGGCGTCAATTTGGGACCCCTGGAAATTTGCATTTCTAAAATCCTGAACACACTGTGTAATATTTGGACACTGCTTTCCAGGGGTGTAATCTGGCAAAAGAGCAGCATTTCCAAGTGCTTGGGTCACACACACATCAGACGCGCAAAACTTGTCAGCAAAGGCAACCTGAGCACCACCCGGTAAATCTCCAATTGTATCTGAAAGTTCCTTACACCCTGGAATACCCTTTTTACTTTTCAGACACTCACCTCCATACTTCATAACATTGTAACACCCACAAATTCCATCAGATTGATCTCTCCCTGCATCTGTAGCACAGTACCCAGAAACCAAGTCTTTTGATTGTTGCCGAACAGACTCGTTTGTACCCTTGACACCGTTGTTTATTGCAGTTCGGCATGCAGATTTGGTAAACCACTGAGGATCATTCTTACACAAAAAAAACAAGTCTTGATCATATTTGTATCCAGCTGCAGCAGACTCTGGTGTAGAATAAAAATTAGAACACTTTGGATTATTTATATTATCTATGCTTTTCTGACACCAATTGTGTTTTATAATTGCGGCATCTGCGGGGTCAATTCCTTGACTTATCATTGTGTCAAAGTTCTGTTCAACATCGAAGCCTACATTCCAAACAACAAGAGAGTCGTCCCACGCACCATTAGCTATATGATTCTGAGTATTAGGTGTCTGATTTTGTTGTAAATTCCAAGCTGTGTGGTAGTTGTTACGGCCATCACCACGCATGTCATTGTCGGAAATAATATACCTCCAGCCAAGTGGAGCCTTAATATCAGTTGCACTGTTTGCACGATTTGAGTAGTTCTGAGAACCTAAAAACATACCAGATCTCTTTTCTTTGTAATAAGCATTTGATCCATTTAATAAAGTTACTCCGGTTTGATTGTTAGGTATAACACCTTCGTTGTTTGCATACATTTTGTTAAGTTTGTATTGGTCACCTAGCTCTTTTTTCAAATAAATCATTTGACCACTGTTTGGGCGGGAACGAAGCATACTTTCATACTGGTTCCCTCTGCCATCTCCGGGTCTCACGCCATTGTCGCGAAGAGGACACACATAGCCGTTTGAATGTGTTTTGTAGTGCATCCACCCACCTTTGAATCCACCTCTATTGTCTGTATCCACTTGAAAACCCGCTATACCATCATCCTGATTTGCTATAGTAGCCAAAAGCTCAACCCCTTTGTCATAACCCGTACCAAGCCCACTTATATAACCATAATCACAACCACCTATATCATATTGGGCATACAAAACAAAATTGTTTATATGGGGCGGGCCTTCTGACCATCCCATTCTGATATATCCTGATAAAAAAATAAAACATTAATTTAGAATGGAAATTACAGCTGAAATAGTCACATCATATTATGACTATGGTGGACGCAAATACCTTGACCTGAGGTGGAACAACGCAACTACTCGGGTCAAGGTGCCTTTCAGGTACGGAAGAGTCATGTGCAGAATAGAAGGGATCACCCCAATTCAAGATTTAAAAGAAGGTCAAAAAATAAAAGCACTTGTTGAAAGAAAAATATGGGAAGGAAGTTATCACTATGTCGTCTACTCCATCACTCCTATTTGAATTTAAAATAGAAATACAAGATGACACCTAGGATGACAAGTATGATCATCACCATGAAGAATATAAACAAACGCGGTGGGGCCCCTGTTTTCGCAGTTGCAGTCTGGGCCAAATCAAGCTTCTGTGGTGCAATCTGACACCCCCCATCAATCAATGAAATCTGGTTCGCTGGATCATTCTTGTACGCAAACATAGATTTTCCAGATGGATTCATGTACACAATTGCAAGAGTCACTGAAGATGAATAGTGTTCAAACTTTCCAAACGAAACAATTTGAACAGCTGGGAACATGGGTTCAACAAGTTTTATTGGTTGACCCGTTTCGTTACTTTCGAATCGGTAATTGCTTACACTTTGGACGACACCTGCTTTCTGCAGTGCATCCTTATACTTTTCAAATTCTTGATCTGAATTGAAAGGTGGGCAAAGTGTTCCCACGCACCCTGTCGTTGGTATAAAGGTTGACATCTAGTATTAGGTACGAAAGAAAATGGGGAGCCTCACACACCACGGCCTTGTTGTCCCGACCGACCCCTTGTTAAAGGTGGAGCTCACTGTAAGACCAGTAGAGAATGCTATTGGGATTCGTCCTCCGTCGTTCAAGGTCTATAGGGTATCTGGTGACACAATGGTTCTGCCCCGTTATTATGGGAGTTCAAAACTTGGCCCGCCCACCAAGGATGCCCGTCGACCTCCTGCTGCTGCTCATATTAACTTCAATGGAACTCTCAGAACAGAAACCCACCAAGACAGAGCTTTTACCGCCGGAATCAAAGCCTTTGAAGAGTGCGGCGGAGGTGTCCTCTCGATCCCTCCGGGCTTTGGAAAAACGACCATCGCCCTGGCTTTTTCGGCACACCTAAAACTCAGAACAATCATCATCGTACACAAGGAATTCCTTGCAAACCAATGGAAAGAAAGAATACAACAGTTTTGCCCGGGAGCCACCATAGGACGCATCCAACAAGACATCTTCGACACTGAAAAGGACTTTGTCATCGCCATGATACAAACCCTGTGCATGAGAGAGGTGGGATCACTCAACCAATTTGGATTCTTAATTGTAGATGAAGCACACCACATAGGAGCAGCCGCCTTTTCCCAATCTATGTTCAAAATTTGCCCAAAGTACACACTCGGCCTCACTGCTACACCGGAGAGAAAGGACGGACTCACTCGACTCCTGTACTGGTTTATGGGCCCAGCCTTTTACACTTTTCAAAGGGAAAATCAAAAGACAACAAGGGTGGAGACTGTGTACTACAACGACGACCACTACAAAACTATGCCACCGACAAACAAGTTTGGAAAGATAAACATGGCAGAAATGGTCACCCAAATTTCAGAATTAAATTCCAGAAATGAATTGATAGTGGACATTATCAAGAATTGCCTAGGTGATGGCCGGCGGGTTCTGGTGCTGAGTGACCGTCGTGAACACTGTCTGTGGGTCAATTCCCAATTTGAATCCAAAATTAGTGGACTGTACATGGGTGGGATGGTGGAGAAGGATTTGAACGAGACGGCGAAGAAACCTCTCATCGTGGCCACCTTTGCTATGGCGCAGGAAGGACTTGATATCCCCGTGCTGGACACCTGTATACTCACGAGTCCTCATTCCGATGTTACGCAAGCAGTGGGCAGAATCATGCGTGAGACGGCTGGAAAAACCAACTCACCCCTGATATACGACATTGTGGACAGGTGGTCTCTGTTTTACGCCATGTACAACAAGAGACTTGCATTTTACAAAAGGGCCGGGTTTCAGTGCGGGAATTCAGAGGAGACCCAAACGAAAAAGAGACCGCTCGAAGAGGGAAAATGTGCTTTCATCTAAGTAGAAGCACCCTGTTGCTTAAGCAGATTCCCACGAGTTGGTTTTAAGGATGCATTGATAGTAGATCCAGCGGCATTCACTGCGGGTGTTGGCTCAGTTATAGCGACTGCTTCTGGAACAGGGGTAGGACCTGTGTTCAAAGCACTGTTTTTCATCCGACTCTTCATAGCCAAGTAAATCAAATATATGATAGGACATATTCCGAATAAGAATAACATAAATCCATAACCTCCTTTGGCAGTCTTTGAGGTGTCCTTATTTCTAATCTTCTTAATTGGCAAGATCCATGCAAAAAACAGATACAATGTACACATTGCTAGTGCCATAATAAGCCCTAAAAGAATCATCATAGGGTTTGACGACCCAGAAAGCATCTCAAAGTCCATTCTACTTATTGTAAACATTTATTTTACTTCCGGGGACTCGACAACTTCTGGGACTTTTGGAGGCTTGGGGATGTTTGGCACTTCGGGGGTGACGGGCTGTGCTGAGGAAGGGTAAGGGATGTAAAACACTTGGGGGTGCATGAGTTTTTCTCTGACTGTATCCACCTTTTCCGCAAACTCATTCAAGTCGATTTCGGGTTTTTCTGGGGGAGGGGGTGGTGGAATCTGTGAGTAAGCATAGTACGCATAGGCGACAGGAGCAACACCTATCAAAACCTGGAGAAACCAACGGGACCTAGAATTTGAAATTGATTTGTCTTTCGGATCATGTGCCAAGAGCTCATACAGAGGGACCAGAACCATAAACCACAAGTAAACACCAAGTAAAGCAAGTGCGGCCCACTTGACTTGGGGTGGGTAAGACGAAAAGAATTCACTTATCGTCATCTATCTTATCTGTATACTTTTTTAATCAGAAAGAACAAGCAAAAACAAACCTGCTATAAAAACAAGAGCCAAATAATTACACTCTGTATTTCCTGGATTTTGAACTGAACTGGGGGCCTGGACGGTGACGACACGTGGGGGACCCAGAGGGCCTGGGTCCATTTCATCAAATGGCGCCATCGAAAGGGCCATTCTATATTATTAATAAAGAATTATTTTACGGGGGACTTGGAAATAGGTCTAGATTGAGACTACTTTTTTTGACGAGTTGCGGGGGCGTCCCCGGCCTGATTTCTTCGTGTCCGTCACCTTGACCTCCTTTGTCTCCTCCTGCTCGTCAATACTCACAATGTCAGACACGGAATCCTCTTCGCGAATTATGGGGCGGGTACTCTGGGGCATACCTGGTCCCATCATATTCATCAGTGAGCCAAAGTCCATCCCGGGGCCGCGCATCTCGCGACTCTGCTGAGGTGGCATCTCCGGACCCGTCTGGCTGCGCTGAACAGCATCCATCATGTTGCGAACAAGCTCCGGATTCTGCTTCATCACATTATTCATATTCGGAACAGCCGCCTTGAACATGCTATTCGTCAAGTGGAACATCATGGCAGACCCACCAACCATCATAATCAGCTTCACCTCAGGAGCCACATTCACCTTTGTCTTGTACTTGTTGTACAAATCCTCAAACACACCATCGTAGTCCTCGATATTCTCCATAGTGTTCTGGGACCACCCATTCAGCTCGAGATCAAACGGATCAAACTTGTCGTTTAAAAACTCAAGACCTGTCACCGCTGCAACGAGCATGCGGCGCTGAAACTTAATCGAACGGTCACACTCGATAGAATAAATCATACGCTTGTACTCGGTGCGAATCTCCTCAATGTCCGAATAAATAGTCAGGCGGGCCCCCGAGTGTATTCCCTTTTTAATAAGTCTGCTAATCTTGTTCAGGAGGTCGGCCTTTTCATCCTCGATTGTCTTGTAGCCATCGCTGGGAACATTAGAGCCCCCGCCCTGTGGCTCGTAATCCGGGGGGCCGTCCTCTTGGCCCATCTCCTCGCCACCGTCATACTCCTCGGGTGGTGGCGGCGGGGCCGGAGTACGCTTCGAGGGGTTTGTGAAGAAATCAAGACCATCCTCAGCATCGGGAACAAACTGCTCGGCTGGAGCCTTCCGGCTGAAAACAGAAGGACGGGTGGGCTTGGGCTTCAAGGGTACACGCCGTTCAGCAGGCTGAATAGAAATCTCGTCCAAAAGTGCACTTTCGTTAGCATCAAGGTTCAAGTTCTGGGCACCGTCTGTTATACTTATGTCCATACTGATAACTTTAAAGAAAGGAACCTTATTTCTTTAACGCGCTTTGAACACTTCCAGGCTGAAAAAATAATGTTCACTTATTTCAAAATGCCTTCACCGTATAAGATTGCAAAGCTGTCGACCCACGCAGTCATCATCGGTCTGCTGATTGTCGTGGTTGTCATGCTGTACCGCCAAAGCAAGATGACCTCCTCATACGAGCCTGCCCCCCTGATGACCACCCCAACCGCAAAGGCAAGCAGCGGCCCACAGAGCATCTTCGAGATCCGGCCAAACCTGGAGTGCACCCCCGGCCCAGCTGAGAATGCCTCCTACTACACAAACGGCCTGACCCCAGGTGGACTCTGCGGCGACGGTGATTTCGTCAAGAATCAGCTCCGCGAATTTAACATTGAAAACGGAATAGGCGGATCTCTCCTGGAGAAGTAGAGACTTGGTTTATTTTCCTACTAATATTCAGAGATGAGTGAAACCATCGACAATGGGAACGGTTCGACTCCCATCGTGGTGTTTCCTCCTGCGAATGTAACAATCGCATCAAACGTCCTGAGCACAACTGGGAATGTCATCGCTGGTAACCTCATCAGCGTTGACGGAACTTTTACAGGAAATCTCTATGTCGGTGGAAGAATCACAGGAAATGTGTCCTTCTCCACCCTCAACCTCGTCTCCCTAAACGCCACCTCTATTGTAGCCCAAGCCTACTTCGGAAACGGTTTTGGAATTTCAAACCTAAATTCTGCAAACATCTCCGGAACAGTAGGAACAGCCCTCTCTGTCACCAACCCTTCCCAACCCAACATCACCTCGATTGGAACACTCACAGGCCTCAATGTGCAAGGCCTCCTCGTAGCCTCGAATGGTTCTGCAATTTCAAATCTAAATGCAAGTAACCTGGTGGGTACCGTTGGCTTGGCCCAGTCAGTCTCCAACCCTTCACAACCCAACATCACCTCCGTTGGAACCATGACTGGCCTCAATGTGCAAGGTCTCCTCGTAGCCTCGAATGGTTCTGCAATTTCAAATCTAAATGCAAGTAACGTGGTGGGTACAGTGGGGTTTGCTCAAACAATAACAGGTGCAACCCAAACAAACATAACCTCCGTAGGAACACTTACAGGCCTCAATGTGCAAGGTCTCCTCGTAGCCTCGAATGGTTCTGCAATTTCTAATTTAAATTCAAGTAACCTGGTGGGTACCGTAGGGACAGCCCAATCAGTGACAAACGCATCTCAACCCAACATAACTTCTGTTGGAACACTCACAGGCCTGAATGTACAAGGTCTCCTCGTCGCTTCTAATGGTTCTGCAATTTCCAATTTAAATTCAAGTAACGTGGTGGGTACTGTAGGGACAGCTCAATCAGTGACGAGTGCGGCTCAACCGAACATAACCTCCGTAGGGACACTGACCGGTCTGAATGTTCAGGGCTTACTTGTGGTTTCTAATGGCTCTGCAATTTCCAATTTAAATTCAAGTAATCTGGTGGGGACTGTAGGGACAGCGGCGAGTGTGACAACACCAGCCCAACCGAACATCACCTCCGTAGGAACACTGACAGGCCTCAATGTGCAGGGCTTACTTGTTGTTTCTAATGGTTCTGGAATTTCGAATTTAAATTCAAGTAATCTGGTGGGGACAATTTCAGTTGGTAATTTGCCTACAAGTGGGGCAACTGCCGGAACATACGGTTCGAGTGCGAATGTTTCACAGGTGACTGTAGACCAGTACGGGAGGGTAACTGCGGCATCCAATGTACCCATAGTGTCTTCACAGTGGACAGGGACAACCGGATCTCCAATTTACTACTTGAATTATGTGGGAATAGGAACTTCAACACCAAGTGCAAACCTACAAGTCACTGGAAACTTATTCGTCACAAATGCAATTACAACAAATAACCTGTTTTTTAATAATTCAATTTTAAGTACAAATTTACCAACAGTTGCCGGTGTGTTTGGGGGGTACGGTTCGGGTTCGAATGTTCCACAGATGACTGTTGATCAGTACGGTAGAGTTTCATCAATAGCAAATGTGGCGATTACATCATCACAGTGGACAAGTATAGCATCAAATATAGCTTATGCAAATTCAGTTATTATAGGTTCTTTATCCGATGTTCCTAACAAGTCAAACTTGTATGTGGTTGGGCTTGCCACCTTTGGGGCCATGGCTGGGAATGGATTTGGGATTTCAAATCTAAATTCATCTAACCTGGGTGGGCAGTTGTCGAACAGTGTCCTCCCTACAACCGGGGTCATCCCCGGAGTCTATGGGAACGGAGCAGCCATCGGCCAATTCACCGTCGACCAATACGGAAGAATAAACAACGCAAGTAACGTGCTAATTTCAAGTGTAAATACAGCCGCACTTGTAGGAACAATTTCACTCTCAAATTTACCAACAAGTGGGGCAACTGCAGGACCATACGGATCATCCTCAAACATACCTCAAATATCTGTGGACCAATACGGGAGAATTACATCTATAAGCAACATAACACTCACAAATGTATTTTCAAATATTTCAGTTTCAAATGCAAGTATCACAAGTGCAAATATTACAAGTGCAAATGTCACGACTGAGAATGTGATGACTTTGAATTCAAGTTTACTAGCAACACTCGGTAATCTTGTTGTACCGACCCAAGCAAACATAGTGTCTGCAAATGTCACTACACTCAATGTGGCCACTGCAAATATACAGAATATCGGAATTGTGACCCTAAATGTACAAACCATGAATGTGACGAGTGCATCTGGAACATTCTATGGAAATCTCCTTGGTTCAAACCTCATAAGTGCTCTAAATATTTCAGTTTCAAATTCGTTGACTGCACAAAATATAGTTGCAACCCAATCAATCACTGCAAACAACTTGTACGCAGGATCTATAAACCTGAGTAATGTAACATCAAACTCAATTACATCTTCAAATTTATTTGGAAATTACTTGTCTGTCACCTCCAACACTCTATCAAATGTTTTTGTATTTTCAAATGCAATTGGGGGGACGAATGTGTTTGTCATGAATTCCCTAGGAAATTTGGGAATAGGAACTGCGTCACCTGCTTACAAAGTTGACATTTTAGGCGACATGAATCTGGGGAAAACACCCCTAGACAATTATTCAATATATTTTAGTGGGTTGGAATGTTCAGTTGCAAAATCTGGAACTGTTTTGATTCTGGGTTCAAGTAATATTGCGGGATATGTGTTATTAAACACATACAGAGGAAAGGCTTCGATCGATGCAAATGGAGTATTCGCAGTAAATACTTCTAATATTTTCCTGAATGGGCCGGGGAGTAACATCTGGGCTGCAAACGCCATCACCACCAATAACGCCTTTTTCCAAAATATGAATGTTGTGAGCTCAAACCTCATCACTTCGAACATAAGTTTCGGGAATGCCTCATCTTTGGTCGTACCATCATCTTTCACAGCAAATGCAACAAATACAACCTTCTTCTTTGACACATTCACAATACCTTTCGTAATTGCTCAACAGATGAATGTCACAACAATAAACACACAAAACCTCGTAGCCTTTACAAGCAATATTTTAAACTTAAATGTGACCCAACTCACAGTTACTACTCTTGCTAATATTTCAAGTGGAAATATAGTCACTGCAAACCATCAATTTCTTAACACTGTTTTTTCTAATATTTTGAACCTAAATGTGTCATCCGGCGCAAACATAACTCAACTCACAGTGACAACACAAGCTAATATCACAAGTTCCAACATAGTTACGGCAAATATTCAAACCCTAAATTCAGTATTTTCTAATATCTTAATTCAAAGTGTGTCAAACCTTTCAGTTTCACAAGCGAATATAGTGGCTTCCAACTTGGTAACAGCAAATGTTCAGTATTTAAATGTGAGTTCAAACTTGGTCAGTACAGGTACAACAATTACATCTGGTGTGTACAAGCAAAACTTTAACTTTACAGTTGCTCCGAATGCAGGGTCATTTACGAATGTGTTTTCTATTGTAGATACACCGAATGCTTCTGGTATTTATGTTTTAAAATTGGATTTGATGTCGAGAGGTGACACAACGGGGACGGCAGGTGCAAAGACATACATAATAACATGTCTGTATGCTCTCGGGGGTGGGAACTGGTTACGAGTTTTGCCCTTTGCAGATCCCGGGGGTGCAAACCAGATTTCACTGGATGCTCTGTGCGTCGGAGGAACAACATACATCCGAGCCGTCACTTCATACGCGACAACTGAAACAGTATCTGTTGGTATTGTTTTGACCTCCTCCATATCATCCGTATCAAAACTCAGTGTTGCCGATTTAACAGCACAAACAGGAACAGGTGCAACAAACTCAGGGTTTTGGCCTTCGACAGTCTTCACAGAAAAAGCAGGATACGTGGGCGTCTACACAGCATCACCTGCCGCAAACCTCCATGTCACCGGAAACATTTTTGCAACAAATGCTTTATCCACAACAAATTTGATTTCAACGAGTGCAAATATTCAGTTCGGAACAATATCAACACTCGCAAACATAACAAGTGCAAACATAGTCACTGCAAATATCCAAACACTCAACACAGTATTCTCAAATATTTTGAATCTAAATGTGTCAACAGGTGCAAACATAACACAACTCTCAGTTTCACAAGCAAATGTGGTGTCATCCAATTTGGTAACCGCAAATATCCAATCTCTCAACACGGTCTACTCAAATATTTTGAACT